TCAAAGCAGCTCATCCATCAGTGCTGCAGCACCCGCCGCGACCCTCACCGGCTTCACCAGACGGTGCGTGAATGGATCTCGGCGCGGCTCACCCTCCGTTACAAGACGATTCTTTTTCAACTCACCAATACGCCCGCAAATGGATTGCAGCGGATAGCCCAGCGCGCGCGACAGCTCGTTGCGGCTCAAGCCCGTGACAGGACTGAGTTGCAGCAGATTCAAAATCGCGCGCTGCTGAATCAGCGCTTGTTCGCGCTCCGGGTGCAGCGCACGCGGCATAGCATCGACCTTGAATTCATAAGGAGTGCTCAAAAGACACCTCCTCGATGAAAACTCGGCTGCGCGATGACACCTGACTGGCAGGCACGAGGCCTCCGGCGCGGCAAAAATTCTGGTTTATTCAACATGTTTCGTTACGCTCTAAAAGATTGACAAACACATCCATGGACCCCGAACCCGCACAACATTGCGGACACAAGCTATCCACGAGCAACCAAACTATCCTTTTGGTAGTATTTATAGACAAAAAAAATCCCAATAAAACCCCAGACCCCGGCCCTCCGAGCGTCTTGCCGGCTTACATACCTCCGGCTAACAGCCGGCGCCAACCTTTCAATACTTAGTTATCCCAAAAAACAACATCAGGACTGGTTCCGTCAGGAAAATTTCGTCTTGCATCGTGCGATTTCAGGACTATCGAAATTCGCTACCGGAGCTCGCCACGATTCGCGCATCAGCCAGCCTCCGGCTTGGTCCGCTTTGCTTCGAGCAGCAGTAAGATATCCAACGTATGTCCCGTAATACGCGAGCTGGCAGAAGAAAGTTTCTTTGCAAGCTCATAACTGGGTCGTTTCCTCCCGTGCGCAATGTGTTTGAAGTAAGCATAACTCGTACCGGCATCGGCACAGACAGCTCGCACCTTGTCTGTTCCGACCATGCTCCAAAACTGCAACGCATTCATAGCGGCCAACCCTTATGACAAATAATATCCAAATGGTAGTTTAACCAAGCATGAATTGGAAGTACCCAGGCAAAATTTAGCATCACGCCAGCCCTCTTAGAGTACCATTATGGTACTCTATCAACCAACAAAGGTATGTTTACCATTCACACGGAGTGAACCCGATGGACATCAAACAAATCCGTTCGAAGAACTATCACTTCCTCTTCGGGCGCTTCAAAGCAAGCATTTGGGCTGAGTTTCCAGAGGAGCCGGAACGCGGCATGCTCAAGCGCTTTGCCGAGAAGCTCGATTTGTCGGAAGCCTATATTTCTCATATCAATACCGGCTACAAACAGATCGGCGACAAAACCGCCAGGAAATTTGAGCTGGCATTAAAACTACCTAACGGGTGGATGGACAAAGAACATCATGAAGGCGCCCCGCGTACCCCGGAAGAAGATGCTTTTGTCGCAGCCGCGGTCAAATTATATAGGGAGTCGCCCAATGAAGCACAAGCTATGTTGTTGAAAGCATTCAGCGATAAGCTGCATGCGGCCGGAACCAAATAAATAAGAGCAGCGCACGGCATTTCCAATTTTTAGATAATTACAATCCATTTCACTATGCTACCATGTTGGTATTATTTACCTGCTGCAAAGGCGGCGATAATTTCTACATGGAGTGAATGTGATTACAGGATCGACGGCACACGAAGTCGTAATTGAATCGCTCGCAAACGCAGGGGCGGCTGACACTCGGGTCATGTTGCAACCAGCTGGCAATAGTTCGATTTGTCAAAGTTTCGATGAAGCGCTATTTGTAAGCTTGCTTTCTACGGTACGGGCAAGCGAGCGCGCCGAGTTACTCTTGCAGCTTCGCCAGGTAGTAGATAGCAGCAAGAAAAAAAATCCATAAAGGTAGTTTTTATCGCTTGACAGGGTGAATAGATCCAACTACTATTTAGCTACCGTAACAGTAGTTTATCTGAGACAAGCTAAGCAGCGGAGAATACAGGCCTGACAAGGCCGGCCTTCTTGCTTGGACCACCTCATCGGGCAGAAGCACCGACCTATCCACGAGTATGAGTCGCAGGTCTCCACGCGTTGAGTCATAAGCAATACAGCCGATGTGACAGCAACTGCCCGAACGTATCAGCTCATCAAGGCCCGACGATTCCACGGGCATGATTCATTTGAATGACCTCCACTAGCCGCCGCGCCACCAGATGCATGGATTTTTCACGCTTATATAAACTACCGTTTAGATATTCTATATAAGCTGCGGCTAGCTTAGCTCTAGGTATTTGCTTTCCTCGCCAGGACCTTCTCAGATCATGAATCCAACGCAAATGGCGCGTATCGCGCATGAGGTCTATCGCGCGTATTGCGCATCGGTAGGCGGCGATCAACCTTTGCCTTGGGACAAGGTCTCACCGTGGCAGCGAGAAACTGCGGTCAACGACGTCGTGGTTTTGCGAAAGGGCCTAATGACACCGCACCGCATGCATGCCATCTGGTGTGAGCACAAAACCCGTGCCGGCTGGACTTTCGGCCCGATCGAAGACACTGTCCGCAAGACCCACCCGCATCTCGTGCCCTATGACGCGCTACCCGCAACACTGCGCGCCAAGGATGCACTGTTGCACGCCGTGGTCCGCAATGCGCTTTAGGACTGCCGCGGAGCACAACAAGCTTTAACTCAGGTTTATCGGTCAAACCGGCCAACACGGCCGACTGTTTCTTTATATCCGACACCGACGTGCGCAAGTTCAATGTCGCATTCACCGTCACGGGGAAGAAACCGCATTAAGCAGGACATCAACCCGGCGATAGGCGAACGCACACAACAGCTGGGCGGTTTCGCGCATGCCGCTCGCTGCGAGTGTTGCTGTGCGCCCCGGCATCGAGATTCGGATGAGCTCGATCCACACCTCGACGGCCGTTGCGTATCCGACCGACCCCTGCGCCGTTTCTTCCCCACCCCGCAGCCGGCACGCCTCGTGTAAGTCGCCTGCAAAACCGTGGCCGCGTTTCGGCATGCGGCCTTCATTGATCGCAAGTGGCGTGACGCATCGCGTCAGCGCATCGCTTGCGATTTCCATACCACTGTCAAACCAGGGAAATTTAATGGCAGACGTCACCGACGTACAAAATGTGCTGGTTGGGCTGATTTCCGCATGGATCTATCCAAACGGCAGTGCGAACCCATCAGCCTTGGGCTTTCCAGTTCATGTGAGCTCGGGGTGGCCGGTTATGGCCAACATTAATCAAGACCTCGCGGTCGGCATCGCGGACATTACGATCTACGGAACCGACTTCGAGACAAACACCACACGCTACGTCGAGCGCTGGCAGACCCAAACACCGGTCACGCCGACCCTGACGCTAAGTGCGTCAGGTCGAACCATCACGGTGGGCGGCACGCTACCTGTGCCGTATGTCCAGCAAAATCTCGCCGTCTTTGTGAATGATGTTCCCTACACCTACGCGGCACAATCGACCGATACACCCACGACGATTGCCACCGCCCTCGCCACACTGATTGCCGCCGCAGTGCCCGGCACCAGTAGCGCCGGACAGCTCATCACATTGCCGGCGGGCGCACTGCTGGGCGCTTTGCGCGTAGGTGGAAGCGGCAGCACGATCAAGGAAATCCGGCGCCAAAACCGGCTCTTCAATATCGGCATGTGGGCCAGTACCGCCGCGCAACGCACCGCTATCGCCAACTTGATCGACCCGTTACTGGCTGATTTGCGAGGCATTTCGATGCCCGATGGCTTCACCGCAAGAATCGTCTATCGCAATAGTCCACAACGCGACCTCAGCGACAAGACTCCCATATTCCAACGCGATCTTTGCTACTGGATCGAATTTGCGACGACGAAAACGCAGAACACCGCACAAGTCGTGGTCGGCAAATTCAACGTTCGCGATGCGAACGGAAATTTACTTTCAACAGCCTCAACTTAGGAGTGCAACATATGTCAGATCAAGAAAAAATCGAGGTGCAAGCAGCCGCCGCGCCGTTTCATCTCGTCGTGATTCATCAATTCGGTTTTAACGAACGCGGCACGCGTATTGCCGACCCCGTTCAGATCGCCGAAATCCTTGCGGGTGAAAACGCGCATTGCTGTCACAAAGTAGCCGTGCAATAAGCGCTACTCCCTTATTAACCCAAATCAAGTCGCCCGCCGGGCGGCTTTTTTTATTGGAATCCATTAAATGATTTACCAGCTTGGACAATTGAACAGCACCGCCCTCTCCGCTCCGGGCATCTATTTGCAAATTCAACCGCCGCCCACCATCGTCAACGGCGTCCCCTCCAATCTGCTGGCGCTGGTCGGCGTAGGTTCATGGGGCCCCGTCAATGCGCCTGTGCTGGTCGGTGCACCAAGCGATGTCAGCAATTACCTCGGCGCGATGCAAGTGCGCAAATACGATGTTGCGACCGCAATCGACGTCGCCTTCAAACAAGGTGCAACGGCCATCATGTATGTGCGCGTCACGGACGGCACGGATATGGCAGCCACCGCCACCTTACTCGATACCGCAGGCACGCCGGCAATCGGCGCTACGCTCACGGCCATTTATACGGGCACGGGCGGCAACGCCATGACGGCCTCGCTGTTGACGGGCACCAAGACGGGCACTTTCAAGCTCGTGATCACCCGGCCGGGCGTCACACCGGAAGTGTTCGACAATATTCCGGGAACGGGCGCGGTACTCTGGAGCAATCTGGTGAACGCGGTCAACAACGGCCAGTCGAATGTGCGCGGCCCGTCGCAACTGGTGGTCGCCAGCATCGGCCCGTCGGTTGCAGCGCCGAACATCAGCGCCAGCGCCGCATTTGCGGGCGGTCTGGACGGCACCGCAGCGGTCACGGACGCCACCTTAGTCGGCACCGACACGCTGCCGCGCAAGGGCATGTATGCACTGCGCTCCAGCGGCGCGCAGGTCGGCGCACTCATCGACCACAGCGACTCGACCGCCTGGAGCACCATCCTCGGCTTCGCGCTGCAAGAAGGTATCTATATGGGCGTGCAGGCTGCGCCTGGACAGTCGTATAGCGCGGCCTCGGCACTGCTGAATAGCGCCGGCGCCGATGGTTACGGCATCAAGGTGCTGGTCGGCGATTGGATCACCTATTACGATGCGGTGAACAAGCAAAACCGCCTGCTTGGCCCGACGGTGTTTTGGGCGGCCAAACAATCTGCGCTGGCACCGCACCTGTCCAGTCTGAACAAGATGCTGACCGGCATCGTCAGCACCCAGCGCACCGCGCAGAAATTGCCGTATAGCGGCGCGGAAGTCGGCGCGGCAAAAATCGCCCGACTCGACCTGATCACCAATCCATCGCCGGGCGGCAATTACTTCGCCATGCAGACGGGGGTCAATGCATCCAGCGATCCGGCCACCAACGGCGACAACTACACGCGCATGACGAACTACCTCGGGCTGACGCTTGCGGCTGCGTTCGGCAAGGTCATCGGTCAGAATCAAACCACCGATTTGCGCCGCGACGTGCAAACCGCGATGCAATCGTTCTTGTCCAACTTGTGGCGCCAGAACATGATCGGCGATGTGAATAACCCGACCACTGTGCCTTATACCGTCGAAATCGATGCAGCGAACAACCCGAGCCAGCAAGTGGCCAACGGTTATATGCAAGCCGATGTGTCGGTCAAATACCTGTCGGTAATCTTCTACTTCCTGATCAACTTGCAGGGCGGCCAAACCGTCGTGATTCAAACGCGCAGCGCCGCTGCCGCGTAAGCATTTTCTCCAACTTACCGAAAAGCCCGTAGAGCGGGCTTTTCTCTTTCCAGGGCTTAGATATGTCTTTGAATGGCTTTTCCGTTGGGCGTGATATTGCGCTCAACATTCAAACTCCGACGGGTGGTCTGTCACTCAACCTCATTACGAAATTCAGCGCCAAACCCGAAACCACCGATAAAAAGGTCAAGGGTATCGATGGCCGGACTCGCCATCTGAGTTTCCCGGATGGCTGGTCCGGGAGTTTCGAAGTCGAGCGGCAAGACAGCACCATCGACGACTTTTTCGCAGCCCAAGAAGCCAGTTATTACAACGGCAAAAGCGTCACCGCCAGCACCATCACCGAAACCATTACCGAAGCCTCGGGTGCGGTGTCCCAGTATCAGTTCACCGGCGTGATCTTCACGTACGACGATGCAGGCGATTGGTCCGGCGACGATAGCGTCAAGCAAAAAATCAAGTTCTATGCCGAAACCCGTATCAAGGTAGCGTAATGACCAAACTCAATGTCCGGACCCAGGGTAAAACGCCCTCCCAGGAACTGATCGCGAATACGGTTGCCGCGGTAGTCGTCACGACCGCCGCCGGCAGCAAGATCACGCTCAAGAAACCGGGAGTCTTGTCGCAATTTCGCCTGGTAAGAATGCTGGGCGATGCGGCTAAAAACCAAGTGTATGTCGGCATGGTGATGCCGCTGACCTACATTATCGAAATCGACGGTCATCCGGTGGCTTTCCCCAACAGCGAACGCGAGATTGAGGCACTCATTACGCGTCTCGATGAAAACGGCGTGACGACCGTGATGGAAGGGGTGCAAGCTCATTTCGGCGGCGAGGATGCTGAGCAGGTACAGGAAGAAATAAAAAACTAGCCACGTCTGTCCCGGTCGGCGAAGCGCTTTGGCTGGTTAAAAACGGTGTCCCGTTCGATGTTGCGTTTGCGCTGGATAGCACGACCCGCGCTGCGTTTGCGATCAAATTCTCCGAATTTGAAGGGCACCGTTTCAATTATCAAACCATGTCTTTTGAGGAGTCCAAATGAGCACCCTTCAATTTACAAGCCTGGGCAAATTCGCCGCCCACCTGCTGACTTTGCAGAACAGCATTGCGGATGAAATGGAGTTGGGACTGACTCAAGTCGCGCAACAGCTCACCGCGACCATGCTGGACGAACTGCTTACTTTGCAGCAAAGCTCGGACACCGATCCGACCACCGGCATTCCGCTTACGACCTCGCCGGCGACGGCTACAAGCGCAAGCGGCGCGTCATCGCCAGCCGCATCCGGCGATTCCGTGCAGGTCACGCAAGCCTTGCGCGACTCGATCGGCAGCGTGGTGACAAGCGACACGCTCGTAATCGGCTCGGACAGCGATACGGCGGTCGATCTTGAACTTGGGACAGACACCATCCCGCCCCAGCCCTTCCTCGGGCCGGCGGTTATACAAAACGAGGATCGCATCAAGGAGTTGCTCGGCCATGCGCTGGCCGCAGGATTATTAGGTCGTACGGAAGTTCCGTCGGTCTGACCCACGCACCGCGCGCAACCGGCTCCTCCGAGATATAAGCCCACAGTACATCGCTTCAGAAAAATAGCTGCATGACCCCGGCACGCATGTTTTGACGTTTCTCAACGTCGCTCGACACGCGCTCGCCGGGCCTCCGGCTGCGCGCACGTCCCGAGGTGGACCGCGGCAGCATGAGGTCGCCCGCAGCGACGCCAGGACGTCGCGCTGGCACAGCATGCATCGACTCAATTCTGAGGCTGCATTTAAAGGACGGTTTCATGTACGAAGCCTTCAAAATAGGCGTTAGCATCGGCCTCATCAACAATGCGTCACTGGGGCTGGCCGCATTATCCAAAGATTTTTCAAAAGCTGAGGCACAAGCCTCACTGCTGCAAAAACGCATCGACGCCTTACAGAATTTAGGAAAAATCGGCAGCTCGATGATGAGCTTTTCGAGCAGCATCAATGTCATGCTCAAAGCGCCGTATGAAGCGGCAAAAGCATCCGAGCTGCAACGCCAGAAAATCACAGCATCCAAGCTACCGCCGGCTACTCATGCGCGGATCTATCCCCAAGCGCATACGCTGGCGCAGAGCAAAACCGGCTCGACAAGCAGCGATAACACCGGTTTCATCGGAACTTTGCTGAGCGCGCTCGGTAACCTGCCGCAAGCACTGCAACTTTCCGGCAAGCACCAAAAATCCTCTCGTGCCGCGCCCGTTAAAAATCACGGAAAATCCGTAGAAGGACGAGCCGGCAACGCGGCCAAAGCAAAGGGGAAACGCGGTGCGCACAGCGCCGGCAAAGCCTATGCAAGCTTTGACCCGGAATCTCTATACGCGAAGTTCGCGGCCTATATACAGGCAAAGAGTACGTCCGTCGTCGGCACTCATGCCACCGCCTATATGGGCAGCATGGTGAAAAGCCACATGGGCAAGCGCGGTTCCGGTACCCGCAGCGGCGCCAGCCCCCTGATTAACCGCGCACAGGAATATAGTCAGCATACCAAATCGAAACAGAAGCGCAACACGGCAAACGGTGTCTTGGCTCACGCGGCGAAAACACCGAAAGGCGCTAAGGGTCAAGCCGCAGCGCCCCGGCAAAATTTCCTGACAGCGATAAATGGGTTGCCGGTGCCTGCGATTACGGCAGGCTTGCAACAGTTCTCCGATGCGCTAACCAGCCTCGCTCCTATCGTAGCCAAGCATCCCGCTCTGGTCAAAGCTCTCGCCTATTCATTGACCACCTTGCAGGCGGCGATGACGATCGGCGAGAACGTGATGAATGCCATCTCGATGTTCAACGAACTCGCAGGGATCTTGGGTGAAATCAGCAGCGGAGCGAGTAAGCTCACCAAGATAGGGGAAATCGGCGCCGGCGTTGCGAAACTGGCGAGCTCATTCTCGCTGGTCGGCCGTGGCCTGACCGTACTGCGCAGCGTTGCCTCGATCGTCTCGGTGGCATTGGAAGTACTCGCTATCGCCGGTCGCGCCTTGTTCGCCACGCCGATCGGCTTGGTGATTATGGCCATTGCCGCCGCGGCGTACTTGTTATGGCGCAACTGGGGCACCATCGGACCCATGTTGTCCGCGACTTGGGACAAGATAAAAAACGGCTTCGAAAGTTTCGTAGGCGGGATAAGCAGTATCTGGAACAAGCTGACCAGCCTCTTACCGTCATGGATGCACCACGACGACACAGCAAAATCGCCGACCTTGTCAGACGCTGCGCCCCCCGTCACAGCACACGATGCGGCAGTCACACGTGCGGCGAGCAAAGGCAAATCGCTGCTGCCCGCAGGCTTGCAACACAGCAAGGCAACGCCGTTGTCGGCCCACGCTGCTGCAAAACAGACGGCAGCGACCACACCAGCACCTGCAGCGAGCGCAACCACACCACAGCAATCGCAATATGTGCGCGGCGCCGCACAGCAAGCGATTTTGGTCGATGCCAAGCTGTATTTGACTCGCACGGGTCAAACGGAAATTGCTAGAAGCACTGCACAGATTATTTCAACCGGCATCGCGCGCCCCATGGGCAGCGGCACTTTCGATACCGGCTTACATGCCCTAACACCTGCGATGGCTTAATCACCATGCCTACAATCACGCTACAACTTGGCGATGTTCAGTTTAGCGAAACTGAAATCCCTGAAAATATCAAGATCGGTACTGAACACCGTACCTCGGTTCATAAACTGATCGGCGGGCATCGCGAAGTAAATATGCTCGGCCCCGATCATGCACCGATCGAATGGTCCGGCTATTTCATCGGCAGCAATGCCTATGCGCGCGCCAGACTGCTGAAGCAGATGTGCGATACCGGCCTGCCGCTAAGCCTCACCTGGTCGCAATTTAATTATCAAGTCGTTATCAGTCACTTCGAAGCCGATTTCGAACGCGACTATCAATTGCCATACAGCATCACCTGCCTGGTATTGCAGGATTTGACGGCACCGCTGCCCAGCGCGAAAGCCCCGGGCCCGGATGCCGTGCTGGCTGCCGACAACAAAACAGTCGATGACCTGGCTCTGTTGATCAATCACCCCGAGATCTCCAAGGCGATTTTGAATGTGACTCAAACAGTCGATCAGATCTCCAGCATCGCCACCGCAGCCACCGGCAAAATCAGTCAGGCCATTACCTATATCCATACCGCGCAACAGCAAGTGCAAACGGTGATTGCCTCGACCGAAAAAACCCTGAGCAATATTTCGACGCTGGGTGGAATCTTGCCGAACAATCCGGTGGCGCGTAGCGTTTCCCGGCTGTCCGCGCAAGTCAATGCGATTACCAGTCAATCAAATCTGGTGAAATTGAATGGTGTGTTGGGACGCATGACAAAAACCCTGGGTCAGGTTAATCAACGCGTCAAAATCATTCAGAGTGGCGCAGACAACCTTTACAGCATCGCATCCAAGGCCTACGGCACGGTCAGCGGCTGGACCGAAATTCTCAAGGCCAATCCGCAATTAAAAGGCGATCCGCAAGTCCCGAACAACACTACCTTGGCGATCCCGCCATTCAATGGCGATGCGGGGGATGCCAACAGCGAGGATCTGATCTATGCCTAAGCCGATCGCACGTGCCGTACGCGGAGCAGTCAATGTAAACGGCACGCCACTGGCGGGCTGGCTGGAGTTCGAGGTCGAAAACAATGTGTATGCATCAGCCGATTCGTTCTCCTGCACATTTTCCGCCGCGCAGTTGCCCAAGGAACGCGATGCCAATTGGTTTTCCCAACAGCAGGATATGACTATCGAGCTGTTCGTCGGTTTTCCGGATAACACCGGTCAGGCGGCGCCAGGCAACTTGCCGAGTTGGATTTACGGCACGGTCGATGAAATTGACTACGACCCGGTCGAAGGTCTGATTGAAGTGCGCGGACGCGATCTGACACATCTGTTTATCGATGCCAAAACCACCGAGAAATTTCAGAACCAGACCGCTTCGCAAGTTGCGACTGCGCTGGCGCTCAGACATGGCTTGAGTACCCAGACCACGCCGACCAAAACACCAATCGGCAAATACTACGAAATCGATTCTGCGCACATCAACGATGCACGCACCGAATGGGAATTACTCAACTATCTCGCGCGCGTCGAGCAGTATGTGGTTTACGTACAAGGACAGACCTTGGTCTTCCAGCCACAGCCGACGCCAGATAGCGCTACACCCTACCCCGTCGTCTGGACACCGCCGAGCAAGACGCTGGGTTATGCCCAGGCGGCAGTGGAAAGCATCCGCTTCCAGCGCGCAACAACCCTATCGCACGGCGTGGTGGTCACAGTCAAATCGTGGAACGACGCCGCACAGCATGCATTCACCGTGAGTTACCCGCCTGCCCAGAGTCAATCAAAGAGCAGTGAAGCACCTCAGATGTATGCCTACTCGATTGCGAATATGACGCCACAGAAAGCCTTGCAACATGCGCAAGCCAAGTATCGCGAGATCATGCAACATGAAATGAAACTGAGCCTGACCCTGCCCGGCAACGACGACCTGAATCGTAATTCGGTGATTCAGGTAAGCGGCACGGGCACCGATTACGACCAGGCTTATTACCCGGATACCATCACGCGCCGTTTCAGTCTGGACCAAGGGTATCGCATGGAAGTGAATGCGAAGAATCATCACCCCGATTCGGAGCTCGGCGCATGAGATCCATCAATGCATTATCCAATGCGATGCGGCAGCAGGCCGAAATCTCAGCAGGCACCAAAGCACTGCCGCGCATGGGTCTGGTCAGCAGTTATGACCCCAACAAACACAGCGCCAAGATTCTTTGGCAACCCGATGGTATCGAGTCCGACTGGATGCCGGTCGGCGCCGTTGGCGTAGGCGCCGGATTCGGCGTGCTCTGCGCGCCCAATCTGGGCGATATGGTACTGGTCGAATTTTCCGAAGGCAGCAGCAACGCTCCAAAGATTGTCGGCCGCTACTTTTCCAATATCAACGTGCCGCCCAGCGTACCTTCCGGCGAAACCTGGATCGTTCACAAAAGCGGCTCGGTACTTAAATTTCATAACAGCGGCGTGGTCGAACTCGTGACCGCAGCCGATTTAAATGCCACCGTCGGCGGCAACCTAAATGCGACCGTCTCGGGCGCAGCCAGCTATACCGCCAGTTCGCATACCTTTACCGGCCCGGTCACGATGAAGGCGACGCTAAACGTCGCACAAGCCATCACAGGTCAAGGCGGTATGGCGATTTCGGGCGGCTCGGGCGCAGCGGTCACGGGCAATCTGAATGTCACCAACGGCAATGTCAGTGCCGACGGCATCGACCTGAAAACCCATACGCATAGCGACCCGCAAGGCGGTTTCGTCGGTGCGCCGCAGGGATAAAACCCGCATCACAGCAGGATAAATATGGACCTATTTCATTACTGGGGAGAGGATTTACAAGCCTCGCCCACCGGCGATCTTTCGCTGGCGGATATGAGCACTACGACCAAGCAGGAAATTCTGCGCGCCCTGATGACCAACGCGGCACTCAGCGATAGCGCGGGCAATCCGCTTACCGCGGCCGATTATCTGGACCATCCCGATTTCGGCGCAGGCTTGCCGCGACGTATCGGCGATCTGCTCGATCTCGGGCAGATCAGTGCGGTGGTAATGGGCGTCGTTTTGTCATTCCCCGAGGTATCTCGTTCTCCACGCCCGGTCGTCGATGTAACAGCGTTCAACGACGGCGCGACCATTTCAATACAGTACGTCGATACCGCCAGCGGCGGTTCCGAACTGCTTTCTTTTGACATCAAGCCATGACGGTACAAACTCAATCGTTTACACAAATCCTCCAGGGATTTGCCGCGACCGTGCAAGGCGCGGCGTCCACTCTCGTTAATTTTGTCGTCGGCTCGATTCTGCGCGCCGTCGGCGAGGGCGTTGCCTGGGTCTCGCTATGGCTGCAAGGACTGATCCTGCAAGCCATCGCCTTGACACGCGCCACCACCTCGAACGGCGCAGATCTCGATTCATGGTGCGCCCAATACGGCTTTACGCGCCTCTTGCCCAATGCCGCCAGCGGCGCTGTCAGTTTCGCGCGCTTCACCGCCACCCAACAGGCTGTGGTGCCGGTGGGCGCAATCGTGCAGACCGGTGACGGCTCCCAGCAATTTCAAGTGATTGCCGACACCACCAACCCCGCTTATAACGTCACGCTGAACGGCTTTGTACTTGCTGCCGGCATGTCCAGCATTCTGGCCACCGTGGTCGGCGTCACACCCGGCAATAACTCACTGAACCTGCCCGATGCCTCGGGCAATATTTCCGCCGGCACCATCACCCAGCTATATCAATCTATTCCCGGCATCGATACGGTCAGCAATCCACTCGCCTTCAGCAACGGCTTCAACGCCGAAAGCGATATGGCGATGCGCATTCGTTTTGTCTCCTACCTCGCGACCTTGGCCAAGGCGACCAAACTGGCAGTGGGCGCGGCCATCACCGCGCTTGGCGCAAACTTCACCTATACCTTGGTCGAGAATCTGAACTACGCAGACAACTCGCCTCATATGGGCTATTTCTATGCAGTGGTCGATGACGGCACGGGAGCGCCGCCCTCCACCACACTCTCGACCGTATATAACGCCATCGATGCAGTCCGGCCGTTCACCTCGACCTTTGGGGTATTTCCGCCGACGCTCCAACCGGTGGTGGTCGCCATGACGCTGACCACCAGCTCGACCACCAGCGCCGGACACGCCGCCACCGTGGCACTGGTCAGCACAGCCGTCACCACGTACATCAACAGCCTGGTACTCGGGCAATCGTTGTCGTACTTCAGGCTCAGCCAGATTGCCTTCGATGCCAGCAGCGACGTGATCGACATCTCCGGCTATACGCTGAACGGCGGTACGCTCGACGTGCCGGCGTCCAACCAACAGGTGATCAAAACCACTAGCGTAACGGTGATCTGATGGCGACCGGAGACCAAGCAGATATTTTCGCGCGCCTCAAAGCATTGATGCCGCGCGGTTGGTTCGGCGACAACTCACCCTTGCTAGATGCCATCCTGCAAGGCTGCGCCAATGCGTTGGCCGCGGTGTACCTCGCCTATAGCTACCTGCTGCTGCAAACCCGGATCCAGACATCCAGCGATGGGTGGCTCGATCTCAGTGCTGCCGATCACTTCGGCGAACAGGGTTTGCCGCGCAAGGTAAGTGAAGCCGATGCCAGCTATCGCAATCGGATTCTGGTGAACATCATTCGCGAGCGCGGTACCCGCAACGCCGTAACCAAGGTGTTGACCGATTTGACCGGGCGCGCGCCGACCATCGTCGAGCCGCAACGTCCCTCGGATACAGGCGCTTACGGCGGCCCCATGATCGGCTACGGATCCGCCGGCGCCTACGGCTCGATGTCGCTCAACTACCAGGCATTTGTCACGGCCTATCGCCCAATCGGTAGCGGCATTCCGTATGTCGCAGGCTACGGTTGCTCGACGGGCGGCTATTCGCAAGCGTCACAAGCCGAGTACGCGCCTTATGCCTCGATGCAAAACAGCGTCAGCGATGCCGACATTTATGCCGCCATCGATTCGGTAAGGCCGGCTGGAACGATTATCTGGACCCGCATCACCAGTTAAAAGCGCATCACGTAGACCCACCCAGACCCCGCTCCCGCGGGGTTTTTTTTATCTTTTGGAGAAATGCTTTGGACCGCACTATTATTTACCCCGGCGCCATTCCGCTTGAAACCGATTTGCTGAATACAAACCGGAACACTTTCACGGCATTGGGCTCGCTCGCACAAGATCTGTTCGGCACCAGCACGGTGTTTTCAGGTTTGAACTGCGTACCGACCGCCTTGGCGTCGATGTCGGTCAGCATCGCTCCAGGGCGGGTGTACGCTTTGCAAAACCGAGACAATACAGCCTACTCCTCGCTTCCTGCCGACACCGCACATCAGCTGATGAAGCAAGGTATCTTGCTCGATGCACAGACATTTTCATGCCCGGCACCGCAGACCTCCGGCTTTTCAGTGAACTATCTAATTTCGGCGAATTTTGTCGAGCAGGATGTCAGCCCGATCGTACTGCCTTACTACAACGCCACCAATCCGGCACAGGCCTTCAGCGGCCCACCCGCCAACGGCAACTCCAGCGGCGCGGCGCAAAACACCGTGCGTCAGAATACTGTGCAGCTCACGCTGACTCCCGGCGTAGCTGCCGCCACCGGCAACCAGATGACCCCGTCGGCGCCAGCCGGAGCCACACCGCTGTGGGTGATTACCGTAGCTTATGGTCAGACCTCGATCACCGCTGCGAATATCGCGGCTGCGCCTAATTCGCCGTTTGCGCCTACCGGAGGGTATTTTGCGGCGGTCGGCGAACGCTATAGCGGCATTCAGAACGTTGCCGGCAATTCGATTTTGACGACTGCGGCGCTCGGCGCGCTGGTTAATGTCACTGCGACCGGAACCACGCAGACGCTACCACCTGCTGCGAATTGTCCCAATGGCACCAGCATTACGATTGTCTATATGCAATCGAGCGGCTCGGTTAGCGTGGTACACAACGGCAACGATATCTTGGTGTTTGGCCAAGGGAATAGTACGAACAGTCTCACGCTGAATCCGGGTGAGGAAGTGCAGTTTGTGTCGAATGGGGTGAATAGTTGGGTGAGTGCCGGGCAGACGCTGTCGACGGGGGTGACTGCGGCGCAATTTGATAATAGTAGTAAGTTGGCGACGACTTCATTTGTGCAACAAGCACTGGGTGCAGTTTCCGGAGAAAATCAGTACAACTCATCGCAAATACTTACCGCAGCCAATGATGCAAATAAATTGATCGTTATCGGTTCGACGGGCGGAAACATAACACTTCCCGCTCGTTCGACCGTCGTGCCGGGGACAAAACTCTATTTCATGTCTCAAGGCGGGACATCAACTCTTTTTACTCAAGGGAGTGATGCCTTATGGCTTGACACAACGACCGTCCCGAATCTTCCATTTGGCTTGGGTGATTATTTCGAAGTGACCGCTGCGTCAAACAGCAATGTATGGATGGTTACATCGGGGACACCATTGCTGGGCAAATGTAGTGGTTTCGCTTCATCCCAATTAGGTATCGGCTATCAAAAGCTGCCCAGCGGCATGATTATCCAGTGGGGCTCAGGAGCAACGAATAGCTCAGGGACATTCACAACATCTCTACCTATCACGTTCCCGAATGGATGGTTTACAGGATATTCATCCTGCCAACAAGCAGGGAGTTTCACAACCACCGTTTCCAACCTCGTCACAACAACAATATCGGTGATTGGCTACTCATCGTCTAACGGCGTCCCGGCAGTCGGTTTGTATGTGACATGGCTTGCACTCGGCCGATAAAGGAGATACACAGATGGGTCAAAAACTCGCAGCATATAACGCGCAAGGCGCAATCACCGGCTTCTACGACAGCGTGGATAGTCCCGTTCCAAGCAGTATCACCAATGTCATCGCCATCACCGACCAGCAATGGCAAACCTGCCTCTCGACACCCGGCTACACCGTCGTCAACGGCGCTCTGGTCGCACCCGCGCCACCGACAAATGCGCAGTTATTGGCCGCCGCGCAAGCAGCACAAATTGCCAGCTTGTATGCAGCCTGTTCTTCCGCAATTACGGCGGGCTTCACATCCAACGCACTGGGAGCCGCGCATAGCTATCCCAGCACGCTGATGGACCAGTCCAACCAGGTGACGGTATCGAATAACGCTGCAGGCGGTTCGCTATGGTGCGAAACCGGCTCGGCCTGGGCATTCGTCACGCATACCCAGGCACAAGCCCGACAAGTCGTTGCCGATTTTTCGAAATACCTAAACAGCAAGCAATCGGAACTTGTAAACCTGACCACCATTGTCAATACCGCAAGTATCGTTGCAGCAGTGCAAGCTGTCGCATGGAGTTAAAACCCTAAGTCGAAGCAGGCCGGCGCTGCCGATATAAGCATCCGGTTTCCCCTTGTTGTGGACAGCAACCGCCGGCCGTAATACTCATTCGGGCCCGCCCGATCCGTTAGACCGCCTCACATACACCATGTCACAACCCCGCTACGGCGGGGTTTTCTTTTTGGAGAAATGCTTTTGGACCGTACTATTGTTTACCCCGGCGCCATTCCGCTTGAAACCGATTTGCTGAATACAAATCGGAACATCATGACGGCATTGGGCTCGCTCACGCAGGATTTGTTCGGTAGCAACACAGTATTTTCAGGCTTGAACTGCGTACCGACGGTCCCGGCGGCGATGTCGGTCAGCATCGCTCCAGGGCGGGTGTATGCTTTGCAAAACCGTGACACCATCGCGTATTCGTCGCTCGGCACCGACATCACGCATCAACTCATGAAGCAAGGTATCTTGCTCGATACACAGACATTTTCATGCCCGGCGCCGCAGACCTCGGGCTTCGCAGTGAACTACCTGATCTCGGCAAGTTTTGTCGAACAGGATATCGACCCGGTTGTGCTGCCCTACTACAATGCCGTCAATCCAGCGCAGGCCTTTAGCGGCCCACCCGTCAACGGCAACTCCAGCGGTGTGGCGCAAAACACTATTCGCCAGGACACCGTACAGCTCACACTGACTGTGGGTGTCGCCGCTGCCAACGGTAATCAGATGACCCCTGCGGCACCGGTCGGGGCTACACCGCTGTGGGTTATCACAGCAACTTATGGTCAGACCTCGATCACCGCGGCGAATATTGCTGCGGCACCTAACTCGCCGTTTGCACCCACCGGCGGGTACTTTTCAGCAGTGGGCGAACGCTATAGCGGCATTCAGAATATCGCCGGCAACTCGACTTTGACGACTGCGGCGCTCGGCGCGCTGGTCAATGTCACGGCGACCGGCACCACCCAAACCTTGCCACCTGCGGCGAACTGCCCAAACGGCACCAGCATTACGATTGTCTATATGCAATCGAGCGGTTCAGTCACCGTGATGCGTAATGGCAGCGATATTCTGATATTCGGCCAGGGTAATAGTACGAGTAACCTTACCCTCAGCCCTGGTGAGGAAGTGCAGTTTGTTTCGAATGGGGTGAATGGCTGGGTGAGCGCCGGGCAGACGCTTTCGACAGGGGTAACGCCACCATTAGGCGACAGTAGCAACAAGCTCGCGACGACCAGCTTTGTGCAGCGTGCTCTGGGTAATACGCAGGGGATCATTGGCGTGCAGAGCAGCCTAACGTTGACTCCATCGCAAGTAGGCTCGTTCGTCGAAATCAACGCCGGCAGCGGCATTGTTATTACCCTGCCAATGCCGACGGGGTTAGGCGGGGCATGTTTAAATTTCTACAACCCATCGACCAACCCGGTTTCTATTGTGGCGCCTCCGCCTAGCACCATCAATATTAACCTGACCAACATACCCGCCTATACGCTTCCAGCGGGCGGCACTCTGACATTGATGACAGACGGTGCGTCATGGTCAATGATTGGAGGAAGTGGTACAGGTCAATTGTCGAGTACTGGTTATCAAAAATTTCCCAGTGGGTTAATTCTTCAATGGGGCTATTCAACCGCAGCAACCCAGACAACCCCCGCCTACGTCTCCTTCCCGATAAGCTTTCCCACGTCGCTTTTCTCTATAACACTCGGCCCGGCTGTCGCCGCAGCCAATGCAAATTCCTATAGTGTAAGTGCGGCATACACGGGAACTCACGGATTTAATCTCGTCAATAACAGTAGCAGCTCCGGTGCAGTCACCGCTTACTGGCAAGCGATAGGAATGTAAATATATGGGTCAAAAACTCGCAGCATATAACGCGCAAGGCGCAATCACCGGCTTCTACGACAGCGTGGATAGTCCCGTTCCAAGCAGTATCACCAATGTCATCGCCATCACCGACCAGCAATGGCAAACCTGCCTCTCAACACCCGGCTACACCATCGTCAACGGCGCTCTGGTCGCACCCGCGCCACCGACAAATGCGCAGTTATTGGCCGCCGCGCAAGCAGCACAAATTGCCAGCTTGTATGCCGCCTGTTCTTCCGCAATTACGGCGGGCTTCACCTCCAGCGCACTGGGAGCCGCACATAACTATCCCAGCACGTTGATGGACCAGTCCAATCAGGTGACGGTATCGAATAACGCTGCAGGCGGTTTGCTATGGTGCGAAACCGGTTCTGCCTGGTCGTTCGTCTCGCATACCCAGGCACAGGCCCAACAAGTCGTTGCCGATTTTTCTAAGTACCTAAACGCCAAGCAGTCCGAACTTATAACTTTAACATCGGCAGTCAATGCCGCAAGCTCTGTGGCCGCAGTGCAAGCTATCGCGTGGAGCTAAGGCAGTAAGCATAGACAAGTCGGCGTTGTGGATATAAGCACCTTACTTTCATGGTACGGCACTCGATGGGTGAAGCGATCGGCATATTCATGCCGCTCTCACGTAACTCATGAAGCCGCATAATCCACCCCACTTCACAACCCCGCTACGGCGGGGTTTTTCTTTTGGAGAATTGCTTTTGGATCGCACCATTGTTTATCCAGGCGCCATTCCGCTCGAAACCGATTTGCTGAATACCAACCGCAACACTCTGACAGCCTTGAGTTCGCTCACGCAGGATCTGTTCGGCAGCAACACGTTATTTTCGGGCTTGAACTGCGTCCCCTCAAACCCGGCATCGATGTCGGTCAGCATCACCCCGGGGCGGGTGTATGCGCTGCAAAACCGCGACACCGTCGCGTATTCGTCGCTCGGCGCCGACACCACGCATCAACTCATGAAGCAAGGCATCTTGCTCGATGCGCAGATTTTCTCGTGCCCGGCACCGCAAACCTCAGGTTTTTCGGTGAACTACCTGATCTCGGCCAATTTTATCGAGCAGGATATCAATCCCGTTGTACTGCCCTACTACGATGAGGCCAATCCCGCGCAGGCCTTCAGTGGCCCGCCCGTCAACGGCAACTCCAGCGGTACGGCGCAAAACACCACGCGTCAGGACACAGTACAGCTCACGCTGACTCCCGGCGTCGCAACTGCTACCGGCAACCAAGTGACCCCGGCGGCACCGACCGGCGCTACACCGCTGTGGGTTATCACGGTGGCCTACGGGCAGACCTCGATCAACGCCGCGAATATCGCGGCCGCACTCAATTCGCCGTTTGCGCCCACCGGAGGATATTTTGCGGCAGTGGGCGAGCGCTATAGCGGAATTCAAAATATTGCCACCAGCTCGACTTTGACGACTGCGGCGCTCGGCGCGCTAGTTAATGTCACTGCGACCGGAACCACGCAAACCTTACCACCTGCGGCGAATTGCCCGAATGGCACCAGCATTACGATTGTCTATATGCAATCTAGCGGCTCGGCTATCGTCGCGCACAATGGCAGCGATACGCTGGTCTTCGGACAAGGTAACAATTCCGCTGCGATTATGCTCAGCCCCGGCGAGGAGGTGCAGTTTGTGTCGAATGGCGTGAATGGCTGGGTGAGTGCCGGGCAAACGCTTTCGACGGGGGTGACACCGCCGCAGTTCGACAACAGTACTAAACTTGCAACCACGGCATTCCTGAAAAAATCAGGTATGCAACATAGTGCGCCGCTTATCTTCTCAAACTCGGGGGCCTTAGCCGCATCGGCAGTTATCGGGAATTTCGTCATTTTCTACGGCAATACAACCCCGCTTTCGGTCTCGTTGCCAGCCTCAAACACCTGCCCTCAAGGCGGTGCGATCTCTATTCTGAATGCATCTCAATCCCCGGTGACGCTAACGCCAGGAAGCGCTGGGGATTATATAAACCCTTCAAGTAACAATCTTTCTTCGGTTGTTCTACAAGCTGGAGATACCTTCAATGTGTCGCTGGTCGGTACGTCATGGGAAGCTTTTGGCGGATCAGCGTGTCTCGCATATGCGTCGATATTCAACTCATCAATCAATTCCAATGGTTATCAAAAGCTACCCAGCGGAATTATCATGCAGTGGGGAACCACCTTAGGCACCGGCAACAATGACGTATTTCAACTGCCAATAGCTTTCCCACATGCCACGCTTTGCGGATGGGCAACAGACGCCGGCGCCGGGCTCCATTCGTGTGCATTTATTGCGGGATCACAAACAAGCATTACCCTTTCAGGTGGAACTTCGGGTGGGACCACGTTAACCACAAACTATCGCTGGCTCTGCATCGGCTATTAAGGAAAAATCATGGGACAAAAACTAGCCGCATATAACACACAAGGCGCAATCACCGGCTTCTACGACAGCGTCGATAGCCCCGTACCAAGCAGCATCACCAACGTCATCGCCATCACCGACCAACAATGGCAGACCTGCCTCTCGACACCGGGCTACGTTGTCGTCAACGGCGCGCTGATCCCACCTGCACCACCCAGCAGCACGCAGTTATTAAGCGCAGCACAAGCGACACAAATCGCCAGCTTGTACAGCGCCTGCTCCACCGCCATCACGGCGGGTTTCACCTCCGCAGCACTGGGAGCAGCACACAGCTACCCCAGCACGCTGATGGATCAATCCAATCAAGTCACGGTCTCGAACAACGCCGCAGGCGGTCTGCTGTGGTGCGAAACTGGTTCGGCCTGGTCGTTCGTCGCCCATACCCAGGCGCAAGCGCAGCAGGTCGTTGCCGATTTTTCGAAGTACCTAAACAAAAAGCAGTCCGAACTTATAACCCTGACTGCGGCAGTGAATTCCGCAAGCACCGTCGCCGCCGTGCAAGCTGTTGCATGGCAATAAGCCGGTGAGACCAGGCATGTAGCCGCAGCTTTACCACCATCTGGCCGCCTTCGGGCGGCCTTTCTTTTAAACACCATGGATTTAAATCTAATCAATGGATGGCTGACGCTGAGCGTGACAGGGGCATGCGGCGTTCTCTGGTGGCTGTTGCGTAGCCTGCATGTACGAGTCGGTGAACACGACAAAGCGCTTGCAGACTACAAATTACATGTTGCCGAAACCTATGTGACCAGCAACGCGCTCAGTTCATCCATCGATGCCATCAATCGGGCCATCGAAGCCATTTTCAAAAAACTTGAGCGCATCGACGACAAACTCGATAACAAGGCAGACAAATGAATCTCACCTCTGCACTATTGACTGTCGCATGCCACGCCAGCCAGGACGACGCGGCCAAGTACGCTACGCCCTTGCAAATCGCATGCGACACCTACGCGATTAACACGCCGCTTCGGCTCGCCGCTTTCTTCGCACAGATCGGTCACGAATCGGGCTCGCTGTCGGCGACGGAAGAATCATTCAATTACTCGATCAGCGCGCTGACCTTGACGTTTCCGCAGCAAATGCCGCCCGCCTTGGCCCGTCAGTATGGCCGCCAAGCGGACGAAAAAAGCGTGCCGCCAGCACGCCAGCAGCAAATCGCCGCCCTGGTTTATGCCAATCGTTACGGTAATGGTGATGCCGCATCGGGCGATGGCTGGGCATATCGCGGCTCGGGCTTGATCCAGACGACGTTTCGCGACAACTTCGCATCGACCGGCTCGGCACTGGGTATCGACCTCGTCGCCAATCCCGATCGCTTGCGCTGCGATGCGTCGACCGCAGCGCTCAGCGCGGCGTTCTTCTGGCAGAGCCACGACCTGAATGCACTGGCCGATCTCGGTCAATTCGATGCGATTACGCAGCGCATTAATCCGGCAATGAACGGCAAAGCGGATCGCGACCTGCGTTATGCGACCGCTAAAACGGCGCTCGGAATTCGTTAATCATGTTTGATTCACAGCAGCAGCATCAAGTGCCATCAATAGGAACACGGCTTCATCCATAGTAAGCCGTGAGATTCACCCGCAATTTGAAGCCGCCTTCGGGCGGCTTTTTTAATAGCCGCGAGCTGTCGATTTCCGAAATTCTTCGGAAATCTTTTTCTTTCTCATCATGCAAATCGCACACGAACACGCGCATCACAACACGCTTATCGAAGATATTTTTTACCCCGATCATCCGCCGCGCATCGAATCCGCTGTGTTTCGCGCCACCAAGACCGCAGGCCATCAAGCCAAACTGCCGTGCGCCATCAGCGGTCATACCGACGGCACCGAATACCACAATGTCTTTTGCGAATGGGCTTTCCAAGCCGGCGTCGATTGGGCCACCGTCAAAGGCGTGGCGATCGGCGAGATTACGCGCCTGCCGGTGCTCGATCTTGAAACCGACCAAGCTACCGGCGAGACCTTCGCCGCACAGCAGTCCTTGCTGTGGATCGTCACGCAACTGGCCAAGACGCGCGGTTTCGATTGGCATGCCTTCGACCCGCAGCAGCCGGAAACTTTTATCGACAGCATGGCCAATATGCTGGTTCTGCATGCGAAATTTCATCGCAAGAAAGGTCACGGCATTCATACGGAAACCCTACCTGTCTGGATCTTCCAGGCTTTTCCACGTGTCACCGGCTTCGTTTATGCAACTGACGAGTTGGCAGCCACCCCACGTCAAGGTCTGCCATGTTGAGTATTTTAAGAAAAGTTATTTCGGATTGCTTGACGTCAGCCAATGGAGATTTCGATCCGGCGCGCGTCGTCGGCTATCTGATTGCGGCGGGCGGCGGCATCGAATTTTTGGCGCTTGAAGCCTATGCAACCGTACGCAACGGCAACTTCGACGGAGTCCAATTTGCCGCCGGCCTGTCCGGCGTCGCAGCCGTGATTGCCGGCGCCGCCGCCGGCGTATGGATCAAGCGCTCCAGCGAAATTCAACCTCAAGGATAAACATGTTGGCATTTTCTACTGCAAAACTCATCGCCGGCGCCTTGATCGCCGGCACGCTACTGGCAATCGGCGCGGGACTCGGCGTGCGGCTGTGCTCGCGTCATTTCGAACCTTTGCTCGCTACCGCCAATCGGCAGCTCGGCGCAGCCAGCCAGGCACTCGCGCAGCAAAGCGCCGCTTACGCCACCTTGGCGCAGAAGACCAGCGCACAAAACGCCGCAATCGGCGCTTTGCAACAAGCAGCGACACAACGCGAGCAGGCTGCGTCCTCGGCCATCGCCAAAGCCGCCGGCACCTCGGCGCACTTTCAGAAGCAAGCCGCCGCTCTCCTGACACGCAGACCGCCAAGCGGTAGCAATCTGTGCACCGCGGCCAGCCAATTGATCGACTCGCAAATCAAACCTGAACCCGCACCATGAAAATCAATCTGCTCGCAATCGTCGCCTGCGCCATTTTGGCGAGCTGTGCCACCACACCGCAGTCCTGGCCCGCCGCGCCCGTGGTCACGACGGTGGACATGCCAATCGCCGTGGGCTGCAAGACGGCATCACCCGGCAAACCGCCATTTGCCTTCGACGCACTGGGCACGGGCCTGGATATTTACACGCAAGTCGCCACCCTGCTCGCCGATCGCAAACAGCATTTGGGCTATGAAAACGAGTTGCAGGCGGCCCTTGACGCTTGTGAGTAACGGCAGTCGATCGACCATTCAGATACGGAACGGGCAAATTGCTCTCTGCACGATGCCTTTGTCGGAGGTGGCATCGATTCTCGACTCTAGCTTAGGACCAGCTTCAACTTCTTGGGCGTCTTCTCTGTCGAGCACTCGTCCTTCCACTGCCGCCGTCATCTGGAATGACGGCGGCATACTCTCTATCCCCTTATAAAATATGATGAAAAAACTTCTTCTAGCAGTGCTCTGTGCACCGTTGATGGTGCTCGCCCAGACATATCCGTCGCCCACATTTAATACGCTCACACTGCAGGTGCCATTGTCGACCGCCAATGGAGGTACTGGAGTCACGGCAGCCACAGGGACTGGATCAGTTGTACTATCTAATTCACCTACACTTTACAATCCGAGCATCATAGGAAGCCTTACCGCGCCCTATTCGATCGCCCTCAATAATCCGTCTGCAAACACGATCAACGGCAAGCTGAATCAGATCGTCAATCTTACGGACTTCAATCCAACGTGCAACGGTACAACGAACGACGATACCGCAGTCAGTCTCGCAATCGCCAGCATCGGATCGACGCCAACGACACTGATGATTTCGTGTCCGGTCAAGATCGCGGCAAATCATACATTTGCACCTGGAACGCAGCTTAATTTCGAGGCCAATGGCGAGATTATCGGAACGGCCGGCACGGAACTAGTCCAGCTCCAGCAGCAGATCCTCGCCGGCCGCACCCAGATCTTCTCGAATCTAGCCGCACAAGCTGATATCGGGATGGTGGTTTATCCAGAATGGTTCGGCGGCAATCAAGCGGTTTCGGATGCTTCGGGGGGCTTCAACAATGCTGCCGCAACCCTGAAGAATGTTGGGGGCATAATCAGCGCCGCCGCAGGTAATTACGCTTGGCAAAATACGGTCAGTCTGCCGTCAAAAGTGACATTGGTCGGCGCTGGCAAGAATGTGACAATCTTCAATGTCACAGCAAGCAATATTGATGGCATTCATGTCATCGGCAGCCTTGGTTCGCCGATCATCAATCCGTCGCTCGCGAGTTTCAGTCTGACCTCATTCACTGCCGGCACATCGAATACCGGCATCACATTGAGTTATACGGCACTCGCGAAACTTCTTGACCTGCAGGTGAATGGTTTCCTAACGGGCATCAACATGGAGTGTGCTACCAACTCTGCTTTCGAGCGGACAGGTGCGACATATTCCGCGGCGACAAATGGTTTTATTGGTTGGAATATTAACGGTGCCGGTGGATGCGCAGGTGGTAATGAATCATCCACATGGCGCGATACGTATGTGTCAGGCACTGGCGCATATAATGGCCCCACTGGGCAAATCGGGTATAAGGCATATGGTGCCTATGTCTCGGATCTATATTTCAGCAACGCAGCCACTGCCGAAACCAACTATGGATATTACTTCGAATACGGATCTGCGACCGCAGGCGGTTATGCGGATGTGATCGTTCAGAATCCGGTGGTGGATGGATTCACGGAGCAGGCCATTTTGGTGGATCAATTGCCCGCGCAGCAAATGATCACGATTTCGGATGGTTGGCTGAATCCGGTGAGTACGCTCGCTGAAACAGATGGACTGTACTGTAACGCCTGCGTCGGTATGTTCCAGGCGTCAAATATGCAGATTGGCGGTGAGGCGAACTATGCCTATGCTGTCGGCGCAAGATTCGTCAACTCATCCAATGCAAAAGTCACTGGCAGTGCATTCAATGACAATAAGTATGCGATCGAAGAAAACGGTTCCACCGGTAATATTTACAGCAGCAATTCGGTCTCGAATATATCCGCTCATGCTGGCGCAGTTGATTTCTTCCTGACTGGATCGACTGGTTCCATGGTCACGAATAATACGCTGAGTGGTTACGCGTTGTTTGGCGTGCAAGCTGATTCCACATCCACATCGGTCGCAGTCGTCAACAACGTCGTAAATGGCGGAAACATCACAACGCCAGTGCAGAATAATAGTAAAAATGCTATCGGAGGGGCTATGCCGGTACCACATTAA